TCAGGCCTCCTCAACGTCGTGATACTCTTCGCACGCCTGCAGCGTGTTCTGAATCAGGGTGGCGACGGTCATCGGGCCAACGCCGCCGGGAACCGGGGTGATGTAGGATGCGCGTTCAGCGGCGTCTTCATACACCACGTCGCCGACCACTTTGCCGCTTTCCAGACGGTTAATGCCGACATCGACCACAATCGCCCCTTCTTTAATCCACTCGCCAGGAATAAAGCCCGGTTTACCTACCGCGACGATCAGCAGGTCGGCGTTTTCGACGTGATGGCGCAGGTTTTTGGTAAAGCGGTGGGTCACGGTGGTGGTGCAGCCGGCCAGCAGCAGCTCCATGCTCATCGGGCGACCGACGATATTGGACGCGCCAATGACCACCGCATTGAGGCCGTAGGTGTCGATATTGTAGCGTTCCAGCAAGGTCACGATACCGCGCGGAGTGCACGGCCGCAGGCGCGGCGCCCGCTGGCACAGGCGGCCAACGTTGTAGGGATGGAAGCCGTCGACGTCTTTATCCGGCGCGATGCGCTCGAGTACTTTGACGTTGTCGATCCCTGCGGGGAGGGGCAGCTGAACCAGAATACCGTCGATGGTCTTATCGGCATTCAGGGTGTCGATAAGCTCCAGCAGCTCGGCTTCGCTGGTGGTTTCCGGGAGATCGTAAGAGCGGGAGACGAAGCCCACTTCTTCACATGCTTTGCGCTTGCTGCCGACATAAATCTGCGAGGCCGGGTTGCTACCGACCAGCACGACGGCCAGCCCAGGGGCGCGTTTTCCGGCCGCAACGCGAGCCTTCACTTTTTCCGCAACCTCAGAGCGTACCTGCTGCGCAATCGTTTTACCGTCAATAATTTTTGCTGCCATCAGAGAGAGGATTCCATCTGTATCTTTACGAAAGGGGGATGAGGATATTTTGTCAGAAGCGGGCCTCGCTGTCAGTCCTCGTTTGCTGTTTTATCCTGTCTGCGGTGAATTTAGCCTTTTTTGACCCTGTTAAGCCCAGGGTCATTGGTGTGTTGCGCCTGGCCACTAAGTGAATTTTCGCGCGCATGAGCCCCGGTGGTATGCTTCTTGTACAGTTGCTGAGGGATATTTCGCCAGCATCGTATAAGCCCCGCAGTTTCCTGGCAAAATGGATTGACTCAACGGACGTGGACCGTATAATTCCAGGCGTTTCACTCCGCGAAGCACTCGCTTCTCAGGGCGCCCTTAGCTCAGCTGGATAGAGCAACGGCCTTCTAAGCCGTAGGTCACAGGTTCGAATCCTGTAGGGCGTGCCATTAAGAAACAATAACTTACGCCAGTTTTAAACCAGCCTGATTTCCTCCTTGTGTCGTATTTGTGTCGCTAGCGCCAAAAATGGCGTCAATTTTCCGTGCGTGTTCGGTCAGGTGGTTCGGTGCCAGGTGAGCATAACGGCGCACCATCTCGATGCTCTCCCATCCTCCCATTTCCTGCAAAACAGAAAGCGGGACGCCGGACTGAATAAGCCAGCTCGCCCAGGTGTGCCGGAGGTCGTGAAAACGGAAATCCTCGATCCCCGCTTTTTTCAACCCGGCGCGCCAGGCGTTATTGTCATCCACCCGCATTTTTCTAACCGCGGGCGTCAGTGTCCCATCAGGGCGATGTTTTGCTGTGGTATGAACAAACACCCACCTGGAGTGCTTCCCTATCTGATCCCTTAATACCCTGCATGCGGTATCATTCAGAGCTACGCCAATCGCCTTGCCCGCTTTTGCGTTCTCCGGATTTACCCATGCAACCTTTCTCTGCATATCGACCTGCTGCCACTCAAGCCCGATGATGTTTGAGCGGCGCAGGCCGGTTGCCAGTGCAAATATCACCACTGGTTTAATGCTCTCCGGCATGCACTCGATCAACCGCTCAGCTTCTTCTCTGGTTAGCCACCGTATCCGCTTACTGATCGGCTTGCGGGTTTTGATAACAGGAGCTGTTTTTATCCAGCCCCAGTCATTCGCCGCGGCCCTGAGAAGGGAACGAATGAAGGAAAGGTGTTGCGCCTTCGTCGCCTGCGAAACCTGCCGTGGTTTGTACTCCGGAACAGGCTTACCCTTCCTCAGCGCGGCATCACGCTTACTCTCCCACACCTGCAGGTGTTTACGGTTGATCATCCCGTTAACGGCTTCATGAACTTCCTCCGCCGTTATCTTCGAGACATCACGGCCGGAAAAATGCTGCAGCCAAAACTCAATTTTGGTTTTGTCATCATCCAGCGATCGCTTATGGTCCTTTTCCCGCAACCACCGGATGCAGCACTCTTCGAAGGTTCTTGCGGGCAGGTCGCCGATCTGGTCAACCCGCCACGCTTCCGCCTTCAGCTTGTCGTGGAGCTCCTGAGCTTGCTTTTTGTCCCCCGTGCCAAGAGATCGCCTAACTCTTTTTCCTGACGGCGTAAAGAAATGACAGTGCCACACGCCGCCCCTGAGGGTGATTGACATAAAACTTCTCCTTTATGTTCACCCGCGTTCGCGATGACAGGATCGCGCGGGGTTTTCAAATATGCAATACACGCCGCCTCAGTCGTTCTGTACTTGTTGCCGACCTTGCGGCCGGCGAGCTCTCCAGAATCAATCAGGCGGTAGATCACCCGCGCCGACACGATGAGCAAATCGGCGGCCTGCTGTGCTGTTATCGGTTTGTCAGACGTCATATCACCTCCGATACTTACCGCGTAATTCCTCTTCTTCCTGACAATCAGCGCAGCGCTGGCAGCCCGCTACCAGTTCCCTGCGCCGAGCCGGTATCTCTTCCCCGCAGTCGCGGCAGTGAGTAGCTGAAACCGCCGCATGGTTGATGCGCATGTTCTGGATGGTCATTTCCAGCCGGCGCTCTGCCAGCTCGTTGGCCTGATCGATGATTTCTGGCATGTCAGCGCTCCTTTATCTTTCCGTTCAAAATACCGATTTCCACATAGAGATGGCTTGGCGTTAACCCAAGCTGCCTTATCAGCGGCATGCATCCATTGAGGATCGGTCGTGATATCTCGTCGCAACTTAAAGCGGGAGATGACCGCCGTTTTGCCTTAACCTCATCGTTAGCCCTGCGCGCGATGCTTCTGAGTGCATTTTTCTTTTCTTCTGGCGTCATGCGACCCCCATATAAGCGCGAATGAAAGCCGCAGCAGCCTGTGCGTTTATGGCATTGCCGTAACCCTTCAGGCGGCCGACGCGGTTGCTGCTTGCCACTCTTGCCACCCCGGGCTCGACTCGTCCCATGCGTGCGGCAGCCCCATCAACCAGCGGGAATGTGCCGGGTTCAACTGGACGCCATTTCCCATCTCGACAAAAGAGCCAGTCCGCATCTCGCCAAAAACCGTTAACCTCAAGGGTCCGCAGATGTAAGCCTGGCGCGGCAGTTGGTCCAGTCGCTCTTTCCCGTCCCGCTGCGCCGTCATTCCCGCCGAGTCTTTCCAGTCGCGTGACGTTGGTGTTACCCAGCCCGCCATTCTGGCCGCCCCTCCCAATGTCGATCCCCTGTTCGGCGCATTGGCAGCGGCACCCAGCCCCCTGACCTGGTTGTTGTCGATCGTGGTTGGAGTCGGCCAGCCGGACATCATCGCCGCCGTTTGAATATTCATCCCTCCCTGGCGCCCTGACGTCCCCGCGCCGGTCACTGATGACGCTGTAGGCGTTGGCCACCCAGTAGGCCCGCTCTCTGATATGCGGCGCGCCGATGCCCGCTGACGTAAACGGCACAAGCCCGAAGGCGTATCCCATTCCTTCCAGGTCAGCTTGTACAAGGTCGAACCATACGTTTGCGTTACCTGCTGCAACCTGTTCGCCAAAGACATGCTGAGGTCTGCGCTCGCTGATGAGGTGGAAGAACTGGGGCCAAAGGTGCCGCTCGTCAGCAAATCCATCTCCTTTGCCTGCCGGGCTGAAAGGCTGGCACGGGCAGGAACCAGTCCAGACCGGGCGATCATCAGGCCATCCGGCGAGGCGGAGGGAATGGGACCAGACGCCGATCCCGGCGAAAAAGTGGCACTGGGTAAATCCTCTGAGGTCGTCAGGTGTGACATCTTCAATACTCCGTTCGTCAACTTCGCCCGGGGCGATATGCCCGGCGGCTATGAGGTTACGCAGCCACTGCGCCGCGAATGGGTCGATCTCGTTGTAGTAAGCTGTCGCTCTCATGCTGCCTCCGTCTTCACAACTTCAATGGCGCAGCCGGGGATCAGCTCAACGGAAGCGGTGGCGCACTGGTTGCCCCAGTGGCTCCAGCCTGGCGCTGCGCTGCGGCTGAAAAGCTCAATCCGTGGCACTTCGCCGTAGAGCAGCTCCAGGCGGTGGCGAACTTCCCACGGCTTCTCGCTGTGAGCGCCGAGTGGGCTATAGACCACCTGCTTAATGCCGGCGTGCTTGCGTTCCAGCCCGGCGCCGCGGGTGGCGATCAGCACGTCTTCGGTGTTGGCGCGGGTGTGGTTACCACCGTTCATGCGTGTCTCGGCATTAAGCAGGGCGAGGAAGTCGTAAAAATCGGTCACATCGCCCTCTGCCAGAGCCTTGGTAATGCGTAGTTCGGCCAGCTGATTCAACTTCACCCAGGTGAAGCCCTTCATTGTGCGCACCGTGAAGCCCCAGGCCTCGGCCAGCTCGATCGCCTCCTGGTTGTGGGTGCCGGTGTACCACATCGCCAACACGGCGTTATCCGCGGCGAGCTCCCATACCGGGAGCCGCTTCATATCGAGCAAGCTCATGGTGGGGTAGTGATCGACGGCGGCGCCGTTGCTGATCTGGTTCCCGTAAGACCAGGCCGGGTCAGCATAGATAAGTGAGTAGCGGTTCATCGCGCACCTCTTTTCGTGTCTGCCTTTCTCATGCGGCATGGTCGTGGTTTTTTATGCTGGAAATCTCTTTCTCCAGCTCTTCCAGGAACTTTTTCACTTCGGACTGAATCTCATTTGCCAGTGCTTCGTCGAAGTGAATGCGCTTTTTGAAATAGGCGAGGTCTGGCGGTAGACGATCGTCGAAACTAACGAAATCACACCATTTGCGCCCTGTGCACATCATCTGAGCGTGCATCTGCAACAGGTACTGGCGTTTTGGCTCGCCAGTTTTTAAGGTCTCAAGATGAGTCCAGGTGTTGGGGCACTTAATTTCGATAAGCCCATCACCATTAACAAGCCCATCAGGGCTTGCTGCAAATCCTGGTATAGTTGGGTGATCGATAAGCCCCACTTCAGTGATTTCGGCATCGAACTCATTCAGCGCATACATCTCGCGTGCTACCGGCTCGAGTTCTGTTCCGCGTATCATTGCGGCGTTGGAGAAACCTTCTTCAAGCTTCCCGGTGAGGCGCTGGCAAATCAGCTCAGCCATATAGTTCTGCCGGCTTGCTGCATAGCCAGACTTGGTTCTGGCCATGACGTCAGCAAGGCGGCTGGCTGTAACTTTTCCGCAGCGAGCGGCAAACCATTCTGGGGTGCGTTGTTCCATCATTTATCCTCCGTCGCTGCGGCATCGACAGGTTCTGCGTTGTCGACTGCAAGGCTCATGTCATACATGCGGCGCTTCTCAACCGCGCCGATAACCTGTTTCTCTTCTGCGCTTAACGCCACCCAGAATTCCTGATACTTAACAGTTCCAAGCCGTGCGGCAGACTCTCCTTTTGCGATCAGTTCCGGGCGGCGACTATCAGATTCATGCCCTACATGAACCTCTGCCGCACTCCCTTCAATCACGCGCTCGGCTTCGTCCTGATCGAAAATGCCAGCAAACCCAAATGCGAGACGCGCACACTGGATCAGCGTCTTGTGACGAAGCATACGGGTAGGGTGGGACTGCCATGGCTGAGTGTTGCGTTTGCACTCTCCCATGTACTCAGTAACGATGGTCGGGTGTGTCCGGTCTTTCCGGTATATCTTGCAGGTACACGCGCCTTCTTCCTTGTCGTAGGCAAACTCCATTCCATCAAACTGAGGATGTTCGTTGATGATTCGAGCCCAGCCGTCAACGCCGACTACAGGAACAATTCCACCTTTATCCGGGAATGCATAAATCTCTTTTGTCCACGGGTTCAGTCCGTACTGGTTGGCGACGATCAGCAGTGCCGTGAACTGCTCATCAGTGACATTCCCACCCTTAAATGCTGTATTTTTCAGCGTGTTCATCAGGTCAGTTCCGGCATCCATGCCGAGGCGGGAGGCAAGCTTCCCTGCCATTGTAGAAAGTGCTGTGCTCATAGAATTCCCCTTAAATTTAAAACGGGCAGCCGGTGCGGTGATCCCAGTCGTATTCCGCCTGGGCGTAAGCTATTGCTGTGCGCAAGTCGTTGTATACCTCGCCAGCTGCATCGCTGCGGAGGCCTTCGTATGGGCTTTTGTCCATCGGCACAGAGAAGCGGAACAGGCCTGACGGCTCTTTCGGAAGGGCGTCGATAATTTCCTGCGCCCGATCTTCAATCCACTTTTCCTTCTCTTCGGACAGCGTTTGTTCAGCCCACTTACGCTCTTCGATCACGTCGTATGCGCGGTATGCGTTCATAGCTCGCTCCTGAAATTTGGTTGTGAAACGCCCAGCACCGTAATGGCTGCCTGATAGCTCAGTTAAATTCGTGCGCTGATATGCGCGGTTAATGCGTCCCGGCTGGAACCAGGTTCGGCTCGATACTGCGTGAAGCGTATGGCCGGCGGATGTGGCGCAGATTGCCCTGCGGCTCATGCCAGTAGCTGCCGTCGCGATAGTCGAAGCTGACCAGCCATGCGGCGCCGGTGCGGCGATTGCGCATCATCACGGCGCGTCCGTTGTTAGGAATTGAGTTAGCCATTGAACACCCCCGTAGCGTGCAGAATTTTGATAATCAACGCTGTCCAGATAACGCCGCAGATCAGCAGGCAGTAAATCAGTGAACGAATGCCTTGCTTGCTCATTTGCCACCCCAGCATGCGAAGCTAAAAAAAAGGACAGCAACCAAAAACGGAACGACCTTTAACCAAAAATTACGCCATGCAGGCTTGTCTTCTTCGCGGATCATCTCTTCACCTTTGCCTTATCGCGGCTAACGGGACGTTTTGACTTCACCCCGGCGTTGCCGGTGTTGTTTGGATGAGTTAATTTAAAACCATAGTTGTTTTATAGTCAACAACAATAGTTGTTTAAATGGCTGTAATGGTTTTATTTGGTTGTTTTTATTGGTTATTTATTTTTGTAAAGCGTGCTGGTAAGCTCAAAAAAACGCCAAAGAGGGCAGCGCCATGTCGAATGAGGATGAGTTTTTCGCAGAAATGCACCCGCAGATAGCGCAGGTCATCGGGATAGCGGTTATGCAGCTGCTGGTTGAGAAGCGCGAGCCATCAAGAGAGGCGCTGATAGAGATGATTCAGGTGTTGTGGCAGGGGGACCAGGTAGAGCTGGCTGTGGAGTTGGCGCTTGATGTGCTGATGCTGCCGAAAGAGTAGGGCAATAAAAACCCGGCGCGGTGGCCGGGGTTGTTTTTTTTGCTTAATGCTTAAAGATGGTTTGCTAAGCCACGAAAAATAATTAGTGGTGTTATACCAAAGGATCCTACAGGTCTCCCCATTATATTTCTCATCATGATTAACATGCTATTCATGGCATCTTTTAAATCATTGGATACTGTAGGGTATGGTGCGGTTGGATTATCCAGTTTTGTATCATCAGCATAAGCATCAACAATACATAGTATATGCCACTCACCGGGAATGAAGGGACCGTACTTTAAAGAAACATCGCTCAAGGTAGTTGTCAGGTTGGATGGTTCAACCGACATCCAACTGTAGTTTCCATAACTATCAGCAAAGTCAATGTGCGTAGTTGGAGGAAGCATCTTTACTAACTCCTCCGCATTTTCAAATTCTGAGATGCTTTCCTTCAGCAGGCCCTTAGCTTTAGGATTTTTCTCATTCTTCATCTCGTTGATTTTTATCTTTTTAACTATTGGCATGCACAAGTGAACCATTTGTGCATCGAATATTTTCATCATGCCTTTTATTAGGACTATGTCGCCTAGTCTAGCATCATTTAAGCTCGCTTTTATCCTTCCTGATTCAGAAAGTTTATCTAAAAGATTCAGCGGGATGCTCCATGATGAGTCAAATAATCTTTCTTGACTGCGATTCCAAGATTCAGAGGCGTTAGTTTTAACGCCTATCAATGACAGCCCAGCCTTAAGCTCTTTAAGGTCTTTTTCAGACTCTCCAGACGTCTGCTTAATACTATTAAGAACTCCAGAAGGGAAAAGCTGCGCAGTTATAGCATTTACACGCTCTTTATCCACATAAAAATAATCAAATAGTGAATCTGTGCTTTGTGAGTCTTGATCCATCACTACGTTCCTCTTGTATCTTTTCTTTTTCCCGAGCTATATTCTTCTGGGTTTCTTCAATTTCGTCATTGATGATCTGCAGCTCATCAATGCCTGCTTTCGGTTTGGCATTTTTGAGGTGTTTCAGCATTTTACGTATCATGACGATTCTCCAAGGGAACATATGATTAAATTATGTTCTCTTTAAGCCATTAAATCAATTGATGCGGCCTTATATAGCGTACTTCAACGCCTGCTCACCCACCAGGTGTCACATAGCCACCAAAGACAAACCAAGTCAAAAACGCCACCGCTACGATGAATACGACCACGAGGAAAACTATCCCAATTTTCATAATCAATCTCTCATTTACCCATGCTTCCTGTATGTCTTCGGCATTACCAAAAACACATCGAACTACCAGTCTGGCTTACTCAAAGTCATCCCGCTCATCCCTTCGCTTGAAGAAAATCTTATCCAGCCTGAGCACTATCCCAACCAGTCCGATAATCAGCAAAGTAATGAGTATTGGGATAATCAGATCAGACATGCTTCCTCTGCGTGCTAAGGCTTTACCCATGCTTCCTGTACGTCTGCGGCATGCTGCCGATCACCTTGCCGAACACGAACACCCGGTTCATCTCGTCTTTTTCGATCGGGTCCCAGGCTGCATAGCTCTTGTTATCTGAGATAACCAGCAGCTTGTCCTTCATCTTCTGCAGGCGCTTCACGTGAGCAGTGTCGTCGTACAGGAACGCGTATATCCCGTCGCCGTCGAAGCTCTTAACGCTGATGTCGACGAACAGCAGATCACCCGGCTCAATCGTGCCGGACATGCTGTCACCCCGGACGTTGATGATCCGGATGTTCTCAGCCTTACGCCCATCGAACATGTGGCGCGCTTCCGCTGGCGCATATTCAACGGAGTGGAGAATCTCCACGAACTCCTGATTCACAATGCCCGGGCCGGCACTGACGGCCAGATCCAAAATGTCGACCCTGAACACATCATGATTTATGTGTGATGGCTTCTTATCATCGTCACCATCAGCTCTCATGGCGCCAGTTCCCGAAGAAAGCCACTCAGGTCTCACCCTTAAAGCCTTGGCTATATCGAGCAATTTTGTGGTCTGAGCAGCCCTTCCAGTTTCAATCTTCTGGATCGCAGCCTGACTAACTCCAACAGCATCTCCCAGAGTCTTCTGGGTCATGCTGGCAGCCTTTCTGGCTTCTCTTAATCGTTCTGCAAGTGTCGTTTTCATCTTCTCAATTTACAACCATGGTTTTATAGCGGCAAACGAAAATGGTTGTTGACTAAATACAACTAAGGTTTTATTCTTTGTTTGTATTTACTACGGAGGTTGTCATGAACCCAACCATTAAAACCGCAATTAATATTGTCGGCTCTCAGAAAAAGCTTGGTGAAGCCTGCGATGTTTCTCAGCAGGCGGTTTACAAGTGGCTCCACAACAAGGCAAAGGTTTCGCCTGAACATGTAAACAGCATCGTAAATGCAACTAATGGGGAGGTTCAGGCGCATCAAATTAGACCAGACCTTCCAAAGCTATTCCCTTCTCCGAAGGGCGTTCCGGCCGCCTGACTGGCGGCCATTCCAAACAACACCAGAGGAAGTATCACAAATGGAGAGTTCAACGACACGCAACAAAGTGGAGGCTCGCAGGATAGAAAGCTGGTTACACAGCCAGATAGCTGAACTGGGGACCACAACTATAGCCAAAGTGGCCGGAGTGAATAAGTCGACGGTGAGTCGCTGGCGGGAAAGTCTGCTGCCGAACATGTCGCTACTGCTGGCCATCCTGATTTCTAACAGGCCGGGAGAGAAAGGTGACTTCGAAGCATGAGTGGGAACAGAAAGGCGAAAGCCGCAGTGCTCGAACACTAACGGCTTTCTACGCGAATTAACTGGATCAATTCACAGGAGTAATTATGGCAAATACTGCCGAAGTAATCAATTTCCCTGTGCCTGTCGTGGCACTACAGGAGCTGCGCGTGGCAGATCTCGACGATGGGTTTACGCGCATCGCCAATGAGCTCCTTGAAGCTGTCATGCATGCGGGTCTGTCGCAGCATCAGCTTTTGGTGTTCATGGCTGTCATGCGTAAGACATACGGCTTCAACAAGAAATCTGACTGGGTCAGTAACGAGCAGCTCTCGGAGCTGACCGGCATTCTCCCGCATAAGTGCTCAGCTGCAAAAAGCGTCCTGGTTAAGCGGGGGATATTAACTCAAACCGGTCGTGTTATCGGGATTAATAAAACGGTCAGCGAATGGTCATCTTTACCCGTAAAAGGTAAAGAAAAAAAACCTTACCTGAAAAAGGTAACATTACCCGAATCAGGTAAGAAAAGTTTACCCGAATCAGGTAACGCCTATTACCCGAATCAGGTAAACACAAAAGACAAACATACAAAAGACAATAAAGACAATATTAATAACCCCCCTAAATCCCCCCGGGCGGTTTCGTTCGATGCGCCAGCTGTTCAGTTGCCTGACTGGCTTTCTGCAGAAATCTGGTCGTCATGGGTTGCATACCGTCGCGATCTGAAAAAGCCGATCAAGTCTCAGCAGACGGTAACCCAGGCTATCAACCTGCTGGACCGCTGCAGACTGAACGGTTACTCCCCTGAAGAAATTATTAACCAGAGCATCGCGAATGGCTGGCAGGGACTTTTTGAGCCGAAAGTTGCCAGGCCGCAGCGCCGGCAGGAGTCCCGCGTCACTGAGCGGTTCGCTGACAAAGACTACGGCAAAACCGAAATTCCGGACTGGATGAGGGATCAGCAATGAACCTGGACGAAAGAATCACCCTGGTTGAAAAACAGCTGCAGGAGCTGTCACAGCCAGCGCTGTCCATCCCAAACACCGAAGTCATTAAGCAGTTAGTGGTCTGCGAAAAGCACGGCGACTATGAGCAACGCCAGCGCGTATCAACTGGCCTGGTACGCCTGCCAGGGGCGCCGACAAGCTGCCCGGGATGCCTGAAAGATGAGCTCGTTTTCCTGCGAAACGAGAAGGCAAAAACGGATGACAGAACCCGCACTGCGAATGTTGAACGCCTGATGCTGGAGCTCAAGGTCCCGGCCCGGTTCGAAGCCTGCACGCTGGATAACTACCTGCCGGTGAGCGAAGAAGCGGCGCGGGCGCTGAAAGTCTGCCGAGCGTACGCCAGCCGCTGGCCAGATCGCCGGAAGAACGGCGGCGGCCTGGTTATGTGCGGCAAACCCGGCACGGGGAAAAACCACCTGGCCTATGCAATTGCGAAAAGCGTTATCGCAGAGCACCAGAGCCCGGTCGTGTTCACCACGGCGCTGAAAATCGCCCGGGAGTTTAAATCCACCTGGTCAAAGACGGCGACCCGCTCCGAGGAAGACGTGATCCGCTTCTTCACCAAGCCGGACCTGCTGATTATCGACGAGGTAGGCATTCAGTTTGGCAGCGAAGCCGAGAAGATGATCATGTTTGAAATCATCAACACCCGCTACGAGCGCCTGAAGCCGACGATCCTGATCAGCAACCTGCCGAAGGATGAGCTGACGCAGTTTATCGGCGAGCGCGTCATCGACCGCATGAACGACGGCGGAGGCTGCACGATTTCGTTTACCTGGGACAGCTATCGGGAGAACCGGTCATGACAGGAAAAGACGCAATTCTGAACTACCTGAAAACGCATAAAACCTGCAGCTCTCCAGATGTGGCTGCGGCTTCCGGAATGACGCATACCTGCATTAACCAGGCTGCAAATATCCTGGCAAAGCAGGGGGTGCTGGTAGCTGAAGCTCGGGTGTGGCGTACGGTTTACTACCGGTTGGCCACTGAAGAGGAAATTTCAGGCAGGAAGAGCACCAATCAGATTTTCAACGAGTGTCGGCAAAGCCCGGCGATGAAGCGGGTACTGGCTGTTTACGGGAGAACATCAGCATGACTATCACACTACAGGCAGTAAACGAGCTCATCGCCTCCCTGGAGAGCGCAGGCGAGCTGTCGATCAGAGAGCAGAAGTACCTGAAGCTGGCGAAAGCGTTTAAGCAGCTGGCTGCGGAGAATGCGGCGTTGAAGTCTTACATCCGTGACGAGTGTTATGTGACGCCACCCAACTCAGGACCGATGGCTGAAGCTGACCTCCCAGCCGAAGAGTTTATGCCTGAAACCCCCGCCACCGATCGCATCGTAGCCGAAGCCGAGGCGCGCGGAGTTGAGAAGTTCGCGGCAAAACTTCGAATTCCTGGTGATGACCAGTTTTTTGACGCTTTAGCAAAAGGGGTTGCACTTGCTGCTGACGACTTCGCCAAGCAGCTGCGCGAGTGGGAAGACAAATGATAACCGGGACTACTAATTATGACGATGTGGCAGAAGTCCGCTGCAATTTGTGCGGCGGTTATTACAAAGCCGACGATCCGGAAAGTCACGAATGTGAGGATGCAGCATGACTGATATCATCGAACTGGCGCAGAGCCTGAAAGCGGCAGCAGAGAAAGCGACTCCTGGCCCGTGGGCATTAGCCCGCGACAGGAAAACAGTAGTCTCCAATCAGTCGCATCCAATCGCTAACTTATCAGATGCTATGCATCGTATGTTGGCTGATGGCACTACCGGACAAGACGCAGAATTCATCTCCCTGGCTAACCCAGCCAACGTCCTCGCGCTGGTAGAGGCGCTGGAGAAGGCGCAGACCATCAACTCAGCAGCCGAGAAACTGGTCAGCTGCAAAGGCCGCTATCACAGCGAGCAGAACTATCGCGCATTGGCGGCGCTGTTTGGCGTGAAAACCCCAGACCTGCCGCCGCTGGAGCATGAAAACGTCCATTATGCCGATGCTGCAGAGATGGAGATTGCAGAACTCCGCCAGCGCATCGCCGGGCTGGAGTCCCGCATCGTGAAGCTGCCAGAGTCATTCAAGTTGGCTAAATCATCGAGCGGATTAACGTACTACTACGCCGACGAGGTCGATGCTGCGCTTACTGCCGCTGGCATCAATGTGGAGGCTGAGTGATGAAAATGGGTGAACACATGGAGCCGGTTGTCGAGCTCCTGGAAGAACTGAACGGCAACAACACCGACGCCAAATTGAAACTACTCGCCCTTGTTATCTCGGAATACATGCTAAATGCGGATGTTACTGGCTTCGAGGTCACCGCGGGGAAGATGAAAGTTTCCGTAGATATAAGCGTGGAGGAATAGCCCATGACCAAATCAACCATAACCAGAGAGCGGCTGTCAGATATTTTAGAGTTCGGCAGTGGTAGGCTCATCAAGCCAATTAGTGATGAAGAAATAGAGTTGATGGCCCGCATGGCGCTGACCGCAATGGACAGCGAGCCCGTGGCGTGGGTTCCAGAATCGCAGCTTAGGATGTTATCCGGCGCTCGTATTGTTGAGGCTGATTTGTGTTCCATTGATCGATTCAACGATACGCCACTCTATCGCCACGCGCAGCAGCCGGTAGTGCCGGATGATGTGCTGGCCGCATTGCAGAAGGTTGCTCGTATACGCCTCGACCTCAATGACTTCGACGGCGATTGCCGTGGCATCGCTGATTGCCTGTGTGATGCCGAAGAGGCGCTCATTGAGGTGGTAAACCGCCGCGCCGCCATGCTCGCAGCCTCCCCGCAGTTACCCGGCAGCGAACCAGCTACCGTGCCGGGTGAATGGATTCCGGTAAGCGAGCGGGTGCCGGAAGTTGAAGGTCACTATTTGGTATGGGCAAGCGCTTCAAGGATAGATGGGTATTGTGACCACTTAGCAATAGCTACGTATCAGGGGGGAGAATGGAGCAATGAATTTAACTGGCTGGTAACCCACTGGATGCCGCTGCCTGCAGCGCCGCAGGAGGTGAACCATGGCTGAGTTGCGCGCAGGTGGGCTGGCGATAATTATTCGATCGCGCTTTCCTGAAAACGTCGGCAAGGTCGTTAAGTTGGTGGCTTGTGTTGGCGAAATGAATTCCCCCTTTGGATGTGGAGTTTATTGGGAGGTTGAAGCTATGTCTGAGATTAAAGGGACGCTTTGGCGTGTCAAGTCTGGCTTGAATGGCTTGGCGCTGGCTAAAAACCTGATGCCCATTGACGGCGACGACTTCAGCAATGAAGACCAGCGCCAGATGGAGCGGGAGCATGCCTAAATCCCCGCAGAACGCAAAGCCGCGCACCCATCCAGTTGATGATATATAATCCCCTCCACACCAGAGGGGGCTTGTGTCGAAGTGGAGCCTCTCCCTACGGCTTTACGTGTAAAATGCGCATTAGTGAACTTTGGACGCAAGGAAAACAACAATTGGTATCGTTTATGAAAAAAACATTGCTTCTGGTTTGTGCTGTCCTTGTATCAAACGTGGCGCTTGCTATTGAAAAAAAAGAAGAAATAGCACCTGTTCGCATAAGCTGTCCTGCGCCAGTGATGCCAGTCAAGGCTCAGGCATTGAGAATTGAAGGGAGTGTCGATTATGCGGCGTGGGTTAATAATAAAGGCGATGTGTACTCAGTAGACATAACGGGCGATGAGGTTTTCTTCAGGGAAGCTGAGGTTGCTATTAAAAAGTGTAAGTTTATGCCAGGCCATCCAGGGGTATATCGGGATACAATAAAATTTAGTCTGGTAAAACCTTAAAAAGGGCTTTTGTCGTCAAATATCTACCATGTGGGTAACTCCGCGGCATGCTGAGGCTCTGGTGAGCAGAGATGTGTCAGGCACGTAAGGCTGCTTAACGGTAACCCCCGCAGAACGCAAAGCCATCCGCTAATCTCAACCCCTCTCCGGAGGGGTTTTTATCGTATATGCTCATTTTGCTTTTCTCCCCGGGAAGGGCGATAATTACTTGGTCAGTCTGGACAACTGACAACTTTACCCCGGCGCCAAGTGGGGACACATGGCGCACAAAACCTTAAAGCAATCCCTGTCACCGATGGCGAAAGCCACCGGCGATTTTCTGCATTCAGCGTTTGACCTCTCCGGAGGTGAAGCGTGAAACAGCAATTCCACCTCATCAACGACGCTATCAAACAGAACGCCATCAATTTCATTCGAGAATTGCCAGTGGATGCCAAGCGCCCGCTGATCCTCGATATCAAGGAGATGACGCGCACTCTCGAACAAAACAAGAAAATGTGGCCGCTCCTGAAAGACCTGTCAGATCAGGTTGTCTGGTTCGGTAACAAATACGACTCCGACGACTGGAAAGACCTCATTACTGCCCTGGTGGCCAAATCGAAAAAACAAGAGCAGCGCATGGCCCCCGGGCTGGATGGCGGCGTTGTGATGTTCGGACAGCGTACCAGCAAAATGACAGTCCGAGAGATGGTGGAGGTCATCGAGGCGATCTACTGGTTCGGCACCCAACAGGGCGTCAAGTTCAGTGAAAAGTCCCGCATTGAAATCGAATGGGCCAAGCGCTGGGGAGAATCCCATGCATAGTCCCCTCGCCAAAGTAATTGAGCGCTCAATCTTCCGCGTGCCGGCGCGCCGCAAACGCAAGGTCGAAGTTAAGCCGTCCGACATCCCGACCCTGAAAGACTACACCGCCCGCCTGGTGGATAAGAAGTGGCTCCGCCTGAGAGCAAGGAGGCCACATGCTTAAACGTACTCAGCGCCGGTGCAAAATCTGCCGGGCAAAATTCACCGCATTATTCGAAAACCATCGTTGGTGCTGCCCTGAGCATGGCGCTGAATTTGCCATGCAGGAACTGGAGAAGAAGCGCGAAAAGCAGGCTCAGGCGAAAGCGAAGAAAGAGCGCGCGGCCTGGCGCAAGCGCAAAGCAGCTGTGAAACCTCTCCGATACTGGGAAGACATGACCCAGCGTGTCGTTAACGACTATATCCGCGAGCGTGACCACGATCTGCCGTGCATCAGCTGCGGCACGTTAGAAACGGTTCAGTGGGAGGCCGGCCATTACCGTTCCCGCGGTAAAGCATCACACCTGCGCTACAACGAGGACAACATTCACAAGCAGTGTCATCACTGCAACGTGCAGATGTCAGGGAACCAGCAGCAGTACCGCATTGCTCTGTTAGAGAAAATCGGCGCTGAGCGCGTCGAGGCGCTCGAAAACAACAACACCCCTCACCGATACACCATCGAAGAACTGGAAGGCATCAGGCGCCATTACAGCGCGCTACGCCGTGCGCTCATAAAACAACGGGAGGCTGCATGAACCATCTCGCCATAGAGCGCATCCGTGACCGCTGGCAAAAGCTCCGCCTCTGCCGGCACCGCGGCACCGTACTGGTTGATTACCGCATACTGAGAAATTTCGTTCGCATCTATCAGACCCTGGGAGAGACAGCATGACAGCTCAATACTTGGAATTTGTTCGCCAGCAGCTGATAGTGGCCACCGCCGATCTGAGCGGCGCGACGAAAGGGCAGTTGATTGCCTTTGCAGAGAACGCACAATTCACCGCTACGGCGCGCAGCCGGGGAAGGAAGAAAGTAGCCGACCCGGTAACCGGCCGCATGGTAAACCCATCCAGCCCGCCAATTCCCGGGCAGCAGTCCCGCGCTAAGGGTTCATCAATCGCTCTCGTTTTGCCTGTTGAGTATTCGACGGCCAGCTGGCGCCGGGCTCTGCTGTCGCTGGAAGAGCATCAGAAAGCGTGGTTGCTGTGGAACTACAGCGAGAATATCCGCTGGGAGCATCAGGAGACGATCGCTCGGTGGGCATGGGAGCAATTCAGCGAGAAGCTGGCCGGTGTGCGCATTGCAAAGAAAACAGTTGATCGCCTGCGTCAACTTATCTGGCTGGCCGCGCAGGATGTCAAAGCCGAGCTGGCAGGGCGGGAGGCGTATGAATATCAGGCGCTGGCGGAGCTGGTTGGTGTAGCAAAGTCCACATGGACAGAAACCTACCTCCCTCATTGGCTGGCGCTGCGCAGCAGTTTTGTGAAGCTTGATAGCGACGCTCTTATATCGGTAACGCGATCACGTTCACAACAAAAGGCGACAAATTTAGATGTAAGTCTTGCAAAACCGAACTGAAAGGCATATATTTCATGTAAATCTGATATCGTCGCCATAGCTTCGATTGTCGACACACAAAAAATTCAAGCCCGAGGTTAACGCCTTGGGCTTTTTCATTTCAGGGTCAGAAGCACAGCGGTTGTGCGTTCGGCTGTTAACCGAATGGTCGAAGGTTCGAATCCTTCCTGTCCCGCCAATCCAGCGCCATTAGCTCAACCGGAGAGAGCAATAGCCTTCTAAGCTATCGGTTTCAGGTTCGAGTCCTGAATGGTGCACCAGATAATGGCCTGACCTGATGACGGGCTCATAATCCAATCCATCAGGGGCGCTGCTGCAACAGCGTCGCAGGCCGCCAGATATGGAGCACGGGCATTAACGCCTAAAATAAGTCCTCCCCCGGTGCCAGATTGATCGACTGGCCGTTTCTCCACGAAACGGAGCCCATAACAGGTAAGGGCATTGTAAGTAGCATATCTGGGAAATGCGGCTTATGCAGATGCGGTTCGATTCCGCCGCAGTGCTCTTTCCGTTGTGGTGAATGCGTAGGCTGATACGTAAAGCAAGGGCGACTTGTTAACGCCGTCCGAGCCGGTGATGAAGGCGGACTCTTATCCAACAGAGCCACTCTGTTGTCAAAATATCGGAAATAACTGAGCCGGAGATCAGCACCGGCCACCACAACCAAATCCCTCTACCTTGGGACCATTACGGCTACCGCGCCGTCGCTTTTACCCTTGGTATTTCTTCCCGCCTTGAGCGGGTTTTTTATTTTCAGGGTCGCGGGAATCACCCTCGACGCTTTGTTGGTAAATCAGCCCGACGGCCCTGACCTTCTCACACACAGCTTCCCGATCTTTCATCGGAGGCGGTAACTATGGCTAATCGTATGCAAGACAAAGAGAGCATTGCCGGGATGTCCTGGCTGGTTCTGCTGATCATTGCTTGCTGGGGTGGACTTGTCCGCTACCTGATAGATGTGAAGCAGAGCAAGGCAACATGGAGCTTGATCAATGCTCTTGCCCAAATGGTGGTTTCAGGGTTTACCGGCGTTATTGCTGGCCTGGTGAGCATTGAAAGCGGACTGAGCATTTACATGATTCTGGCAACCGCGGGGATAAGCGGCGCGATGGGCTCCGTAGCGTTGACCTATTTCTGGGAACGTCTGACGGGGATTAAAGATGCAAATCAGTAATAACGGTATCGCGCTGATTAAGCGATTTGAGGGGTGTCGATTAACTGCATATCCCGACCCTGGCACCGGTGGTGAACCATGGACGATTGGCTACGGCTGGACGGGAAAAGTAGACGGAAAGCCTATCAAGCCCGGAATGAATATTGACGACGCAACGGCGGATCGCCTGCTGCGCACTGGCGTGGTGAGCTTTGACCAGGCTGTAAGCAAAATGCTCAAAGTCTCCGTTACCCAGAACCAGTATGACGCGCTTGTATCGCTGGCCTACAACATCGGTACGCGAGCGTTATCTACATCAACGCTGATGAAGAAGCTGAATGCAGGTGATGTGAAAGGCGCGGCTGATGAGTTCCTTCGCTGGAACCGGTCGGGCGGCAAGGTAATGCCTGGATTAACGAATCGCCGCAAGGCAGAGCGTGAGGTATTTCTCTCATGAAACTCGTTGATGACTGGAAAAGCGCATGGCGCTGGTTCTCCATGCATGCACTGGTGCTGGCCGGGATTATCCCCACGGTATGGGCCGAGCTACCGCCAGACCTTAAGAGCGCAATCCCTCCGGGTGCGATGGGTACCATTACAGCGGTAATCGCTGGATGCGGCGTGGTTGGTCGTCTGGTTAACCAGAGTAAGCCGCAATGACAGCCGAAGCCATTCTGGCGCTGGTTAAAAAGTTCTGGCTGCCGGCGCTCATGGTCGTGCTGATTGGTGCGCTGGCTATCTCTGCCAGCCATTACAAGGAAAAGGCCGAGCACGAAGCAACCCGCGCCGATAACGCAGAGCTCAACCTGAAGCTGGCTAACGCCACCATCACCGACATGACAACCCGCCAGCGTGACGTCGCTGCGCTTGATGCCAAATACACCGGAGAACTGGCAGATGCTAAAGCCACTATCGATCAGCTTGAGCGTGATGTTGCTTCTGGCAAGCGCAGGCTGCAGCTCAACGCCAGATGCCCCGCGAACGGAGCACCCAGCGCCGGCGGCATGGTCGATGCTTCCGGCCCCCGACTTACTGACTCCGCTGAGCGGGATTATTTCACCCTCAGAGGGCGGATCATCACCATCACCGGGCAAGTGAGCTACCTGCAGGAATATATCCGCACGCAGTGCCTGAAATAGGGCATTACAGAGCCACTTCCAGAGGTGGCTCGATAATGTCACAACGAGGTGAGTCATATGCGCACTACTGGAATCCTAATGGCGGAAATTACGCTTCGTCCATACATGAAGCCGCTGCTCATCCTTTCGGTGCTTTTGCGCTGGGGCTGGCTCACTAAGAAGTGTATCCGTATTGGCCCTGTAATCGGCAAGCAGGCGTAATTATAAAGTTCTGCAAATGGTGTATTAAAAGCGCCATTGACAGAGTTTTATATAAGTTTGTTGATGCCTCGGTGTCGAGATTGCCGGGGAAGTATATTTGTCGCTCAGAGGATTGTTCTGCATGACTGAAAATGACAATCGCAGACCATACCCTCCCGTCAACTTCACTGGCGAAAACTGGCTGCCATATACCCGGCTGATCCCTGCTGCCGAAATCGGGGAGTGGGTAAATCAGAACATCCTCTCCGAAGAGGGCCGAATCCATAACCCTGACCATACGCACTTGCTAGACGCTGATGTCGCGTTCATGTGGGCCTCCGGCTCATTCGCCAAAAGCGGGCGCATTGTGCTGGGCCAGTGTGAGCAGGTAATGATGCGCGCCGGCGGCTGGCAGAAGTCCCGCATGGAGCAGCAGATGCATGAATGGTTCGGTCGCATACCGAAGTTCATCATCACCCTGGCTGCCGACTACTGCGAGCAATGCAACGATCTGGAGTTCTGCGCACTGGTTGAGCATGAGCTTTACCACATCGCCCAGGCTACCGATGACTATGGCGCGCCGAAGTTCAACAAAGAGACCGGAATGCCGGTGCTCAAACTTCGCGGCCATGACGTCGAGGAATTCGTCGGAGTGGTCCGGCGTTACGGCGCCAGCAAAGACGTGCAGGTAATGGTGGATGCGGCTAACAGGCCGGCGGAGGTTGCTCATATCGATGTTGCCAGAGCGTGTGGGACGTGCATGCTGAAGCTGGCGTGATTTTATACTGCTTTATACGGACGGTGGGTTATGGCTGCACTAAAACCAGAAGTGAGAGCCTTTATCGTTCAAGAGCTCGCTTGCTTTGATACGCCATCCCAAATCGTCGAGTCCGTACAAAAAGAATTCAAGGTTCAGGTGACGCGCCAGCAGGTGGCATCGCATGACCCGACAAAGGTGGCAGGGAAAGGTCTGGCTCAAAAATGGGTCGACCTTTTCAACCTTACCCGCGACCGCTTTCTCAACGAAATTTCCGACATCCCGATCGCCAACAAGGCCTATCGCCTGCGCGTCCTGCAGCGAATGTCGACGACTGCCGAGAACATGAAGAACATCGGCATGACGGCCCAACTTCTGGAGCAGGCAGCCAAAGAGGTGGGTGAGGCTTACAGCAATAAGCAAAAAGTCGAACACACCAGCCCTGACGGTAGCATGTCGCCGCGACCAACGACGATCAGACTGGTAGGAGTAGAGCCAACTAATGGAAAGTCAGGTTGACCTGCAAATCCCGGCGAAGCTCGTTCCCGTATTCGCGACAGAGGGCATTCGCTATCGTGGCGCGCATGGTGGCCGAGGTTCTGCAAAGACGCGCACATTTGCGCTGATGAGCGCGGTTAAAGCGTATCAGGCAGCCGAAAGCGGATTAAGCGGCGTCATTCTCTGCGCTCGCGAGTTTATGAACTCCCTCGAAGAGTCATCGATGGAGGAAGTGAAACAGGCGATCCGGTCTGTTCCATGGCTGGATGACTACTTCGATATTGGCGAAAAGTACATCCGCACCAAAAACCGCAACGTCAGCTACGTCTTCTGCGGCTTGCGCCACAACCTCGACAGTATTAAGTCAAAGGCGCGCATTCTGGTTGCGTGGGTAGATGAGGCTGAATCGGTATCGGCGACGGCCTGGAAGAAGCTGCGCCCGACGGTGCGTGAAAATGGCTCTGAAATCTGGGTGACATGGAACCCGGAGAAAGACGGCAGCGCCACTGACAAACTCTTCAGAAAGAACCCGCCGAAAAGTTCGATTATTGTCGAGATGAACTACAGCGACAATCCGTGGTTCCCGGATGTACTCGAAGAAGAGCGCCTCGAAGATCTGGAAAACCTCGACTACGCCGATTATGCGTGGATTTGGGAAGGCGCCTATCTGGAGAACTCAGACAAGCAGGTGCTGGCGAATAAATACGTCGTGCAGAGCTTTGAAGACGACCTCTGGAAGAAATCAGAGCGCCTGCTGTTCGGCGCCGACTTCGGTTTCGCAAAAGACCCAAGCACGCTTATTCGGATGTTCATTCTGGATAACAACCTCTACATCGAATACGAGGCCTACGGTAATGGTGTAGAGCTCGATGACATGTGGAAGTTTTACGCTGGAAAAACCGATGCCACGCCGAAACAGCTTGAAGACTGGAAAGTTACTGACGAGGCGAAATTCCCCGGCATACCCGAGGCTCGCAAATGGCCTATCAAAGCCGACAACTCCAGACCTGAAACAATCAGCCATATCAAGGGCCAGGGATTCAATATCTCAGCAGCTCAGAAATGGCAGGGGAGCGTTGAGGATGGGATAACTTGCCTGCGTGGTTTTAAGAAAATCATCATTCACCCACGCTGCAAAGAGACGGCGAAAGAGGCCCGGCTCTACTCGTACAAAACTGACCGGATCACTGGCGAAGTCTTGCCGGTCATAGAGGACAAGAATAACCACTGCTGGGACGGTGTCCGGTACGGTCTGGACGGGTATATCAAGCACAAAGCGCAAGTCGGCGCAGTATTCTTCTAAGGAGCATCGCCAGTGAGCGAACAAGATAACGGCCTTCAACTGGCTGTGAATAATCTCGCCACTGAAATGCGGCGAGCGAATTACCTTAACGCCATCGGTATCGGAGGGGGCAATACCAAGCGCCCGACGCTCTATCAGGAGTTTGGTTACCCGCGCACCATTACCTTCCATGACTTCTACAACATGTACCGGCGCAACGCCGTCGGATTCGCTGTGGTGCATCGCCTTCTGGATGGTTGCTGGCAGGACTATCCGGTCATCGTTGACGGTGATGAGTCCCAGGAGGCAAAGAAAACTAACCCGTGGGAAAAGAACGTCACCAGGTTCATGAAGAAATGGTGGCCGAAGGTCAAGGATGCCGATCGCCGTAATATGGTGGGGCGATACTCCGCGCTGTTATTGCAGATAAAAGATAACCAGTCATGGGATAAGGAAGTCGACACTTCCCTTGTAAGGAGTCTCGGCGAGGCAGCGCTGGTTAAGATGATCCCTGTGTGGGAGCCACAACTGACGGTCGCCGAATGGGATAACAATCGTCAGTCTGAGACGTTCGGCCAGCCGAAGATGTTCAACTTCAACGAGCAGCCGGTTGGAGACGAGGTGTTCGTCGGACCGACGCGCGGTGAGCCTGTGCATCCGAGCAGGGTAATCCTGTTCTGCGAAGGCTCAGAGGATGACAACGTTCTGTCTGGTATCCCGCTTCTTGAGGCCGGATACAACAAAGGGCTCGACCTTGAGAAGATTTCCGGCGGTGGCGCTGAGGGCTTCCTGAAAAATGCCAGCCGGCAGATCGCGGTCGAGTTCAGCAAAGAAACAGACATGGCCACGCTGGCTGACCAGGCGAAGAAGGCTGGTTATGCCGACCTCGGCGAAGCGATGGGCGACAAGGTCAACAAGCTTAACCGCGGCACCGATGCGGCGGCGGTCATGCAGGCCGGGCAGATGCACGTTCTGAGCGTGACACCCGGCGACCCGGGGCCGACGTGGGAGGTCACCGCGAACGAGCTGGCGGCATCAGTGCAAATCCCGTTCACTATCCTGTTTGGACAGCAGACCGGACGACTGGCGAGCGATGAGGATAAAACCGACTGGGCTATTCGCCGCAATACCCGCCGCAACGGCTTCATGACAGACAGAATCACAGCCTTGCTGGAGCGCTTCTGGACCCTGGGCATTATCGATCCGCCGACAAATGGAGAGGTCACCATTTCATGGACTGACCTGCTGGCCCCGGGCGAGAAAGAGAAAATCGAAAACGCTTCGAAACTGGCTGATATCGTCCAGAAAACGTCGGGCTTCTATGGTGGCGAGCCGCCATTCACAGCCAACGAACTACGCGAGATTGTAGGCCTCGACCCTCTGCCTGAACCAAAGCAACCACCTAACCCGAATGACAAGGTGACAACCGATGATCCACTGGCCGATGACACCGGAGCAGACGGCAAAGGTGGGGCTGCCGATCGTTCCGCGCAGCAAGGTTGACCCAACCCGATCGGCGAAGCAGGTAACCGCTATGTACCGGGATATCGAGGAACGGTATCTCGGCATCAAGCGCGCTCTGAAAACGCTCTTCGACCAGCGTCTGACCGGGAGAGAGCGAGAGGTTAACAGCCATAACTGGCATTTCCTGTGCCACGACCACGGCGAAGATGTGCGGCTCTACCAGGTCAATGCCGGCAAGTTCATCTACGACATGTCAGCGCAGGAGTTGGCGGAGCCGCTCGAAGCGGTGCAGGGCATCCTGGATGACTACCTGCTGGACGGTGGAGAGCAGAACCTGTGGGTGATGGATTACGTCGTCGCTGAGGCGCAGCGCGGCACGCTGGAGGCCTTCAATAACCTCTCGCAGCAGTCGCAGGTGTACGCCAGCCAGACGACGCTACAGCAACTTTTAAGCAGCCCGGGTTATCTGAGCCAGATAGCGTCAGCCAGGCTGACAACGTTCAGTGACTGGAAGGTCATCAGCGACACCGCCCGCGGAGACCTGACGAACATCATCACCGATGCGGTGGCGCGCGGGGTGAATCCCCGCGAGACGGCAAGCGTCATCAGCAAGCGCCTCGATGTGTCGATGTCGAAGGCAAAGAACATCGCTCAGACCGAGCAGGTCGGCGCGCTGCGTGAAGCTCAATGGAATGAAACGGATTGGGCTTCCGAGAGGCTCGGGCTGAACACTGGTCTTCTTCATCTTTCTGCGCTGAAGCCTACCACCAGGACAACGCACGCATTCTGGCATGGAAAGGTTAGAACCGTGCAAGAGGTTCGCGACTGGTATGCAGTAGATGGTAACAAATACCACTGCTACTGCAGCCAGATTCCGGTATTGCTCAACGACGACGGCAGCATTTTCAATCAGGGGTTAGCTGAGAAGCTGGCAAAAGAGCGCCAGCTTTGGAAGGGGGCTAATTGATTGCGGTAACCATTACAACTCTCAGTCCATTGATAGATGTTGCGCTTGAAGCTGGGGTGTAATGAACAGAATCACGCATCGCTGCCTGAATAACCTCTTCATCAAATTTGGTTAATTCTTTATCGCTACTGACATTGACATCCCTGAAAGTTGGATCCCCATTAACCAGATAAGTAACCTTAAATAAAGCCATTGTAATCCTCCACGTGTGTGCGGCTTAAACAAATTACTGCCCGCTGATTAAGCGATCAAGAAACCTGAGGAATAATCGTGAAGCTATCCAGCATCCACGTTAAATCCCTCGCCATCAACGCCTCCAACATCTCAACGACAACCATCAACGGCCAGGAGCATTACGTCATTCGTGGTGCGGTTCCGATCGTCGATGACATTGTTATGAATGGCGGCCTGTACCCGGCGGAGGAGATTAACAACAGCTACCAGACGATGGAAGGCAAGCTGATGCCTCTCCCGCACCCGATGGTAGATGGCAAATATGTCAGCGCCAATGACCCGCGGGCCATTAACAGCTATCACGTCGGCGCATGGGCGCAGAACGTCAGTAAGTCAGGCGACCAGGTCGTCATGGACGTTTATATCAATAAGGCGGTCGCCGAGACAAAGCCTGACGGTAAGCGCCTGATTAATCGTCTTGATGAGATGATCGCTGGCACCAACACCGACCCGATCCACCTGTCTACCGGCTTACTCACGAACAAAGAGAGAAAGTCAGGCGAGTCGAAGCAGAAGAAGTACTCATGGATTGCTCGCAATATGCAGTTCGACCATATCGCTATCCTGCTCGATGAGCCGGGCGCCGGCACTCCAGAAGAAGGAGTCGGCATGTTCGTGAATGCCGATGGTCAGGAAGGCGAAGTCGAGACTGCAAGCCTCGTTGATGCGGCAAATAGCCTCAAAGATGGCCTGCTGAACAAAGTGAAGTTCTTCCTCACCCACAACTCAGATGCCTCATTCGATGAAATCTACCAGATGCTGCGGGAAGCCATTCGCGCGTCGTCAGGCAGCGATGTTTATCGCTATGTCGTGACCGTATGGCCAGACAAATTCATTTTCGAAGAGGGCAATAAGCTCTTCCAGCAAAAATACCTCATCGACGACAGCACAGTCACGCTGGTCGGCGATCCGGTAGAGGTCGTGCGCAAACCTACTGAGTACGAAGTCAAAACCAACGGAGAAACAAACCCGATGAAAGAGAAGATGATCGCCGCGCTCAATGCCGCAGGCGTTAAAACCGAGGGGCTGACCGACGATCAGGTCTGGGATGCCTATAACCAGCAGGTACAGAAGAAAGTAGGCGACCAGCCGGGTACTCAGATTAACTCTGACGCGATTACTGCGGCAGTAAATCTGGCAATTAAGCCGCTGACTGACGAGATCAGCACGCTGAAAACTCAGCTGCAGGCCAACGCTGAAAAAGACCTCAAGACCAAGCGTGAAGCGGTCAAAGCGAAATTCCCGTTCATGACCGAAGCGGCGATCAACTCGCTGGCCGGCGAAGCGCTGAACGACATGTATGCGCAGTGCCAAACCAGCACAGGTTTGAACCCATCTTTCCAGCAGGCCAATGCTGAAAATGACCAGTGGAAAGACTATGACCTCAACGCTGGCATCGATCAGGAGAAAAAATAATGGCTAACGTCATCTATCGTGGCCCGGTTGAGCGTGAGCCGGAAACCATCAACCTTCCTGTCGCATCTGCTCTTAATCCGGGTGTTGCCGTAAAAATCGCTTCCGGCAAGTTGGCGGCATCTGCAGACACTACCGGCCGCTGGTTCATCCTCGGAAATCGGCGCTTCATCGGTCAGGCGATTACTACTGCCTACGCAGCTAACGAGACTGGTGTGGCATATCGCGTGGAAGGGGAGCAGGAATACAACGTTCGCCTGGCAGCAGCAGCCTATACGGTAGGCCAGGAGCTGACCATCGGTACCGGCGGCGTATTCAAAGCGGCAGCAACCGGCAACCAGGTCGTCGCAACGTTCGACGAAAAAGCAGGGCGCACTCTGGCGGCGGAAGGTTTCGCCGACGTGGTGATCCTCTCCACTCCGTACGCCAAGGCATAAGGAAAACAAGAATGTTAAAGTTTACTCCACAGCAGCAAAAGCTGATTCTCAATGCCCGCCGGCGCTGGGACATGATGCAGCGCAATATGGCTGCACAGCATGGCTTTGCAGTCAACGATGCGAACGGTCAGTTCATTGCGTTTGATGAGCTTGTCGGTAACGCCTCCGTTCTGCCGAAAGATGTCTGGGGCGAATGGGACCGCTCTGCGATTACCGTTCAGCGTGACGTGCTGTCAGTGTTTAACGACCTGGCTGCCAGCGTTTCCCGCCCTATGGCTCTCGGTAAGATCGTCCATTACTTCATGACCCTGTCCGATTCCGGCGATGTAAACATCAGCCTGGATGGCCGCGGCAAGGCGAAGGGCGATCAGCCTGTCATGGATTACGAGGGCACGCCGCTGCCGATCATCGACAGTGAGTTGACTTTCGGCTGGCGCCAGATGCTGGCAGCGCAGACTGAAGGCTACTCTCTGGACAGCGACGCCATCTCCAACCATCAGCGCAAAGTGGCTGAGAAGCTGGAAGACATGGTGCTGAACGGCGATCCAAACATCAACGTCGGAGGCGCGACCATTTATGGACTGCGTACTGCCCCTAACCGCGGAACCGGAACTCACGGCCTGACCCTGAACGGTGCCAGCGGCGCGCAGTGGGTTGCGGCAATCTCCGACCTGATTAACCTGCTACATAACGAAAACTTCTATGCGCCGGTGACGATCTACCTGAACTACAAAGACTGGTTCTACGCGTCTGTTAACGACTATGCCGCGAACTATCCGAAGACCATCCTGTCCCGCATCATGGAAATTCCAGGCGTGGCCGCGCTGGTTCCGGCCTCCAGAGTTCCGACCGATGAACTGCTTGGCGTTGTTAAACGCCCTGACGTCGTTCAGATCCTGAATGGCATGCCGATGACCATGCGTCCGAAAGCACGCCTTAACCCGGAAGATGATTATGTCTTCTCGGTTCTGGCCGCCGCGGCTCCGCAGTTCAAACACGATGCAAATGGCCAGGCTGGTTACGTTCAGCTGACCAAAGCATAACCTGTGGGGCTTCGGCCCCATCTTTTTTACGGAGGCCGCATGGCTGGTAAAGAACAACAATGGCTGCTCACCCATGACAGCCACGAACTTAAAAAGGGCGAAGTTTACAAAGGTGAAGCTCTCCCGCTTTGGCTGGTTGGTAAGGCAATCCCCGTGGGAGATCAGGTGCTGGAGGTGGCGACCCCGGCCGATCTGCAAAAGCTGCAGGCTGACCTCGACGAGGCTAACGGCAAAGTAGAATCGCTAACCGCTGGTAATGCCAAGCTGCAGGCTGACCTCGACGAGGCTCAGAAACAAATCGACGAGCTGAAGAAAAAGGCGAAATAACCATGGCTGACCCAATCACAGCGGCAGACGTGCAGGCGTTCCTCGGTGAGTTGGGTTACGCCATTCCCGCCTCGCTGCTCGATCCGATTCTCTGCGTGGTGAACAAGATCATCCCGTGCCTCGATGGTGCGGGATACGACGAATGCACGGCAAAGCTCATCCTGATGTATGCCGCTGCGCTCATGGCGACGTCTTCCGGTGCCCGGCGAATAAAATCGCAGGGGGCGCCATCAGGAGCGTCGCGCTCGTTCGATTACGGTGACGATGGCATTACCTGGCTGCGCGACTCGCTGGCGAAACTGGATACCAGTGGCTGCACCAGTGAACTTCCAATCAGCGCCGGCAACAGTGTGGGCCTGTTTATGGTGGTCGGGGGCTGTTGATGGCGTGGGTTTCAGTTCAGCAACGGCTGCCGCGGACGTTTACCCGGGTATGGGTGATCACCGATACCGGTGAGCAAACGACGGCGTACGTGAAAAGCGACGGCGAGTGGTTCATTAACTGCGACCGTATACGCGCCACAGGCGCCGCTGTGTTGCGATGGAGGGAATAGGGTATGTCAGACAAAACCAGCGGTGGGAAAATCGACGACGATGCCACGTATGGAGATGCCGGTGATAGGTCAGAAACAATTCACGTTGGTGCCATTCATTACGATATTGAAGTCAGCATGGCTGGGCGGCTTCATATGGAAGTTCGCGAACTGATTGACGTTCACGCTTTTGAGCTAACTGACAATGGCGGATTTAATTATCTGTTCATCTGGATAAATGACTATGGACTGAAGTTCATGGGCGTTAGCCTCAAAACCTACGAAGAAGCGAAAGAGCACCTTATCAATTATGACCGAGAGAAAATCACTGGTCCTTCAGGACGATGTGAGCAAATTCCGGGATTGATAAGCGCGATTTCACGAAAGATTGAGAGGTTCTCACTTTGAGCTCGATAGCTTCGTGGTCATATACCGCAACAGCGACAATCTGGCGGCGTATACGCGATGCTGACGGTAGTGATACCGACGGCGGAGGTCAGCCGTACGGGTGGGAAGCACCGATCGCTATCCTCTGCGACTACCAGGGTGGTCTCTCTGCAAAAATCGGTGACCTTGGCCGGGAGATCGTGGTTAAAAACACGATATGGAGTGAATACGCAGAGGCAAAAGAGGGTGATTACATTTTTCTTGGTGTGTCTCTATCTCCAAACCCACCTGATGATGCTGATGAAATTCGTCAAATAATTCGTTATGCGGATACATTCGAGAGACTAGCCGATGATTATGCGATTATCACCGGCGCGTGATAAAATGTAATGGCGCGGCTAGACCGGCCAGTCGAAAGCAGAGAACACAGACTCTGTTGCCGCGCACCTCTCTCTGTGAAACCTACTGTGAGGTTTAATGTGAAAGATCATAAAGACATCCCCGTGGACTGGGTTTCTTCTTGCATTGATTACAACGCTGATTCTGGAGTTCTTACATGGAAAAGAAGGCCTTCATCTCACTTCAAAAATAGACAGGCCCACTCGGCATGGAATTCAAGGTTCCAAGGCAAGACCGTTGGATGGAAAAGTTCGGCGGGTTATCTATCCTTGGCTATTGATGAGGTGAAATTTCAGGCTCACCGCGTTGCTTGGGCAATATACCATCAGTCTTCTCCCTCTGGCGTCATTGATCACATAAACGGGAACAAGACTGACAATCGCATCACTAACTTACGAGTTGTCGAGTTTTGCGAGAATATGAAAAACGTCAAAAGATACTCCAACAATACGAGTGGAATTGCAGGGGTAAGGTGGTATTCACAACGCTCTAAATGGGTAGCATACATCAATGTTGACGGCAAGCGAAAGCAACTTGGGTATTACGCCTTGTTAGATGATGCGATCGACGCTAGGAAAAAAGCTGAAGTTGAGAATGGATACCACGAAAATCACGGCAGAGAATAAATTCAATATAAGGTCGCCATGGCGGCCTTTTTTACGTCTGGAGTCTGATTATGGGCGCTAAAGTTCGCGGCATCCGCCAGGCCAAGGCCAACCTCGATCGCATCATCAAAGACGTTCAGGGACGTAAAGTCGTGCGAGCAATCCAGTCTGCGATGCTTATTGGTAGCGCGCAGGCAGCGCTTTACACCCCGATCGATACGTCGACGCTCATCAATAGCCAGTTCCGCGAAATCATGGCTAACGGCACCCGGGTAACCGGGCGCGTTGGTTACTCTGCGTCTTATGCGGTGTTCGTTCACGACCCGGCAGTGAAACAGAACTTCACGCGAGCAACGGCCCGCAAGGAGTTCTTAACGAAGGGCTTCGAGGATACCCGCAGCCAGATTGACGCGGTGGTGAAGAAGGAGTTGTCGTTATGAATCGCACTATCCATTTTGCCGGAGATGGCCTCGGCCCTCGCAAAGTATTTGTGAATGGTAACCAAATCGACGGGGTATTTTTTGCTGATATCCAGCGCGGAATTGTTCGGTATCATCCAAGGCCATTCAGAGCTCATAAACGCCGTAAAGGCGAACTCTACGAGCGTACTTTAAAGGGGCGCGTAGAAGTCTTTCCATGTGGAGAGGCACAATGAACCCTCCGATGTATATGCGCCTTAAAGACCTGTTTGTGGCTGAGGGGCTTACCGCGGGGTTTAAAGTCCAGTGGCGGCAATGGCGCGATACTGCGAAAGACACGGACCAGTTCATCGTGTTCAGGTCTTCCGGGGGTACCGATATCACCTTTGACCTCGGCGGAGACTGGTATGTGATGGTTGATGTGATCTCCTCGAAGGCGAATCCCGATGCTGCTGACGCCGCGGTAAACTCCATTGTCGAGTATATCAGCGCGCAATCCGGCGCCGATGATTGCGTTGGCGCGCTGCGGCTTGTCGGTAATGTCCCGGCGCCGATCCCCACCGAAGAGGGCAGATTAGTAACCCGGCTACTCGTTTCCTGCACATACGGCGAATAATCGTCAGAATCACCCATCAGGCTGCCATATGGCGGCCTTTTTTAATTGAGAGGCATACATGCAAGGCTGCGCTAATGACACCGGCAAGCTGATTGGTAAGGTGGCCGTGCTCCGCATGGCTTTTGGCTGTGCTGATACGGTTCCTGCGCTTTCCGAATGGAAGCGACTCGGCGCCATGACCACCAAGGGCTTTGACTACTCCATGAATACCGTCACCTCTGAGGCTGACGATACGAAGGGGCTGGTTGAGAACCTGGTCAACAATATGGACTTCACCATCTCAGGAGAAGGTGAGTTCCGCAAGAAAGACAAGACGACGGAAGTCGGCGCTATTGCCATCTCGAAATATATTTTCGATGAAGTGCAGGCCGGCCGTCAGCCGACAGTCTGGGTCCGCTTCGACTTTACTGGTGAAGACGCTGGAACTTATATCATGGGGTACTTCAACACTACCTCCTGGTCTGGTGATTTCGGCACCACGGATATTTCGACCTTCTCCGGGGAATGGAAAGTGGCTGATGCAGACACCGTGGTATTTGAAGTCGCTCCGCCGGCGCTGGCGTTTACCACTAACCTGCCGACGACCAAGAGCGTGGCGGCCGGATCGGCTCTGAATATGTCGGTCGTGGTTGAGGGTGGCACTTCGCCTTACACCTATGTCTGGAAGAAAGACGGAACGGTTGTCAGCGGTCAAACAACGGCAACCTTCAACAAGGCCAGCGCTGTTTCCGGTGATGCCGGGGCCTATACCTGTGAAGTTACCGATTCTTCCGCGACTCCAGTCACGATCACTTCTGCATCCTGTGCGGTCACTATCAGTTAACCACCAGGCTATTTCGTGAATAGTACAAAGGGCGTTTACGCGCCCTTGATACTGTTTATGGAGCGACTATGACCCCGATTAAAGAATTAGGCGAATGCGTTATCGGTACCGGTGACCGGGAATTCTTTTTCCGGCCGTCGTTTCGCAACATGGCGCGAATCGGTGAGCCAGAGGAAATTGTCCAGGCGTTCTATGACCTGTGCAATGATGAGGCGACGCCATTCGCGCAGCGCGCAGCTGAGGCCTATATCCGCGATGAGTACAGCCGCCTTCCTGATTGCGTCCTGCGGTTTATGCAAAGCGGGCTCCTGTCACGCAAAGCGATCATGGCCGCGCATACGGTACTTACAGCATGTTGTGACGATGATATCGGCGATCTGGTTGGCTGGATGAAGCCAGCTAAATCACGTAAGCGTGGCTTTGTCTGGCGTCCGGGTAGTATGCCCCCGGAAAGTATGGTCATCGTCGCGCAAAACCTGATGATGCACGGCATCATCGGCAAAGCGAAGGTGCGCAAGCTGCAGCGTTACGAAACGAACGAAACAACCGCAGAATTCCGCGCAGCCGACTACATCATGGCGGCCCGCAACCATTTCGGAATAAGCCGGGAAGAGGCCGAGAACCTCACGATGACAGAATTCAGCTTACTTCTGAATGCTAAATATCCGAACCAAAAGGGCTTCACGCGAGAAGAGTACGACACGGTCATGGACGAAGACGATCGCCGCTGGCAGGCGATGATGGAGCAGGAGCGAACCATGACAAGCCGCACGAAGAATTAACCCCAAGACTAACCGAATATCAGCCTCGCATCCGCGGGGCTTTTTTACATCCGTTTGTTCGTGATCGGCTAATGCCGATCCACTTCTGACGCGCCTCGCACGCGCATTTAACACAGAACCTTTCAGGATGACCCTTGAGGATGCCGGCTGGCTGTCGGTGCCCTTCTGTGGGCTGGTTTCCTGTGCGACAAGGTTCATCACTCAAAGGTAGACCGATATGAAATATCCAACAGTAATTAATGGGTTAGACTTTCGAGATCTGATTTTTGTGGCCGATAACGACCCGGTAACTGACTCGTTTATGGTAGCGAAGGCATTTGGAAAGTTGCCTAAAAACGTAATTCGCGACATTGAGCGAACTATCGAGGCCTGCCCCCCGGAGTTTGATACAAAACTCAACTTTGAGCTTTGCTATAAAAACAATGAGTTGCAGAACGGAAAGCCGCAGAAATTCTATCGACTCCGCAAAGATGGATTGATGCTTCTGGTTATGTCCTATACCAAAAAAGAGGCGATGCGTATCAAGATCGCCTACATCAACGCCTTCAACTGGATGTACGCGATGCTTCAGGTAGGGCGGCGCCAGTTTGAAGAAGAGCGTAACGCCGTCATGCTGGAGTTCCTGAAAGAGAAGGATGTTGCCAGTATGTCTGGTCGCCTGTTACGCCGGTGGGGGAAAGAGAAGAAGCCCCAGCTACTTTCACGCATTGAGCAACTGGACAAGCAAGGTCAGTTGGCATTGCCCGGCGTTCCTGGCGCGCTTACCGAAGCATGAAACCCACAAATTCGTGGTTTTTGGATAGCCCACTCAGGTGGGCTCAGTTGCAATAAAGCAACATCGCGTTGATCCCCCACAACCTCGGTTGTATACTCGATTGCATCAGGTATTCATTTGTATCCCATTCAACTATCGGAGGAAGCATGAAAGCAACAGTACGCCGCTACTTACGCGCTGCCGGAAGCATTCTTGATATCGCTCCGTCAACCGATTACGTCAAAATCGCCAAAAGAGCCATTGGCACCGATCCATTGCGTAGTGATTTCAGACGCATTGGCGGAGATTTTGGACGCGCAATTACATTAGCAAATGCAGCAAAAGCCGAAGCCGCAAAGCAATAACAATGTTGTCGCAAAGGCCGGCAAGATAGAGAAGGAGCTGGAGGCAAATCCAGAAATCATCGACGTCTTGCTTGGTAGCGGGAAGTTTCAGGCTATGGTCAGGCATGAAACTCATTACTCCGGACCTCTTCCTCCTCCCGAAGTGATGCAGAGGTATGATGAGGTCCTACCCGGCGGCGCGGAACGGCTGTTTGCTATGGCTGAGAATGAGCAGAAATTCAGACATAGCACTCAGGATATGGCCATCAGGGGCACCATAAGTCGGGATAAAAGAGGTCAGTGGATGGGCTTTGCGATAACACTGGTGATACTTGGGATCGCCTCTGTTTTTGCTTATCGTGGTAATACCATCTTTGCTGGCACTTTAATTGGGCTTGATCTTATTGGGCTTGCAACAGTCTTTGTAATAGGCCGCCGAACTCCTCCGAGAAAAGAAGGTTAAGACCTAATGTTTTTCTACCCGCTTAACTGCGGGTTTTGTCGTATCGCTTCCCCTCTGCTACGATTGCCGCATCATTTACTGATGGGGATAGGGATATGAAACGCATCACGGCAGTGGCATTGCTTTCTCTCGCGTTAACCGGTTGCTATAAGTCTGCGCCAACTGAGCAAGAGGCGATCGATACGGCTAAAAAAGAAGTATTGATGGCTGTATGCGGTGATAAAAACAATAGTTGCGTAGATATTAGCGGTGGGAATGCGCATGTCGCTGATCGAAGAAATGACAACACCAACCAAGTTACTGTCACTTTTAAAACAATCAAAGCCAATGGTGACGCACAGAAATCAAATGCTGTAAACGTAGATGCAGGCATGGTGGTCTACGACTTCGACGCCAAAACAGGTGAGACGTACATTAAACAACTTTCGCTCTGGTCCGATGATGGCAAGCACTCTATAGAACTATGCGGACATGATTATAAGTTTTGTCGAAAGTAAATATTAACTCCCTAAAACCCGCTCCGGCGGGTTTTTTTATGCCCGGAGATTTGTATGGCTGAAAAAGTTGGTGATCTTTACTATGACGTTGATATAGAAACGGCCAAGTTAATCAGTGGCAGTAGAAAGGCTTCTGATGTCCTCGGGGCGATGGATAAGAGCGCAAGAGGTGCAAGTGCGGGAATTGATAAGTTAGATAATTCCGGGCAAAAGGCTGCCGGATCAATGGATGTTCTTAAATCGGCTTTATCCGGGGTAGCAAGTGCTATCACCGTCTCGTTAATTATTGATTACGGTAAAGCATTCCTTGAGGTTGCTGACAATGTAACTCAACTGCAGTCAAGGATCGCAAGGCTATCTTCTGGCGCTGATGAAGCTAAAGTTACCTTTTCTGCTTTGGCGCAGATTGCATCAAACACGGGAGCAAGTCTTCAAAATACGCAAAGCTTATGGGAGAAGTTGACATCATCGCTTAAAGGAACAGGCGCCACCAATAGCCAAATTCTCTTTCTGACCGACACGCTTCAAAAAATAGGGCGAGTTGGCGGTAGTTCAGCAGAGGAAATGGCTACAGCTTTGCGGCAATTTGGTCAATCGATAGATGGTGGTGTTGTACGAGCAGAAGAATTCAACTCCGTGGTTGAAAGCATGCCTGAGTTAGCCAGGCAAATGGCGGCTGGCCTGGGTTTGTCCATGGGGCAGTTACGACAGGCAATGCTTGATGGAAAAATCACAGCCGAGGCCGCCCTTAACGCTATCGCCAAACAATCTGCGGTTGTTAATCAGGAGTTTAATAAACTTCCCAGGACAATGGAGCAGGCCAGCAATAGCCTTACCGTATCTCTTTCCTTACTGGTCGGGAAAATGAACGAAGCCACCGGCGCCAGTACAACGATGGTAGCCATCATCGACTCTATAAGTGCGGCCATAGACAGGTTGAGTGGAAGGACTGAGACGGCGGCGCAAAAAATTGCTGATTTAACATCAACTGCAGAAATGTACAGCAAAAGAGCAAGGACGTGGTCATGGCTCGGTCTTGATGGTTGGTCTCAACAGAATAAGGCGCTTTCAGTGCTAAGCACCAAGGCGGCCACCCTTGCGGGTGATCTTAGTGCCGTAGGTAAAGCTTCTGAGGATGCCGCTAATTCGCAGAAGGGGTTTGGTGGTGTAAACGCGGCCAACCCCAAACAAGACAATCTCATCAAAATATCTGAACGCCGGCTTGCGTTGGCCAAACTTGAAGGTGAGGCGCGAGCCAGGCTTCAGGCCCAATATGATGCAGCTGATGCTGGTGTGACCGATCCTAAGCGAATAAAAGCGCTGCAGGATGAATACGCCGAAACCTACCGGGTTACGGAGGCCAGGAAGGAAAGCGACAAAGCCGGGAAGCAGTCGGCGTCTACCGCAGATTCTATTGCCCAAAAACTCGAAAGTCTTCGCCAGGAATCAGAGCTTGCAGCAGACTCAACTGAGGGTTTAACGCGAGAGCAACAACTACTCAGGGCTGAGCAATCCCTTGGCGCGCATGCCACGGATGAGCAAAAGCGGCAAGCCAGAGAGTATAAGGCAGCCGCCATTGACGCGGCCGCGGCAGCAAGGGGCGTGACCGAAGCGCTCAAGGCCATGCCTGAGCAGGCTGAGAATAAATCCTACGCTGACTCCATGCAGAACCTGAAAGCGGCTCTGAACGCCGGGAAGATTGATCTGCAGGAGTACAACGCAGCCACTGAGCAGATGGAGCAGCAGCATCAGGCCAACCTTGCCAAAATACGCTCGCAGCAGGTGGTTAACCCCACCCAGCAGGCACTTGCTGAAGTTGACCCGGTGCAGCAGCTGGCTAACCAGCACGCGCAGGAGCTGGCGCTGATTCAGCAGTTTGAGCAGCAAGGGGTTCTCGCTCATGAGAATGCCTTGGCGCTGAAAAATGCCGCTGACCGGCAGTATGAGCAGCAGCGGGTCGCAGCTCAATGGGAAATCCTGAGCCAGCAAAGCCTCGGCTATAACATGCTGACGAGTGCGGTGGATGCGTTTAGCGGGAATGCCTCAAACGCCATTACCGGGCTACTAACCGGCACAATGTCAGCACAGGAGGCGATGCGGTCGCTCGGCAACACCATTCTGAACAGTGTGATTAACAGCATTGTTCAGGTTGGCGTGGAGATGCTGAAAAACTTTATCATCGGGCAGACAATCGGGGCCGCATCCACTGCAAATGGGATGATACAGGCAGCGCTGCTGACAAACGCATGGACTCCAGCAGCCTATGCCGCCTCCGTGGCTACAGGTGGTGCAGCCGCAAAAGTGGGGGCCGTGGCCTATGGTTCTGGGCTGGCAACATCAATGGCTCTAAGCACTGTATCTGGTGCTCGCTACAATGGCGGCCCGGTATCAGCCGGAGGCCTGTATCAGGTCGGCGAGAAAGGTAAACCAGAGATTTACCAGGCTAGCACCGGCAAGCAGTACATGATCCCCGGCGATAACGGGAAGGTCATCAGCAATAAGGATATGCAGTCAGGAGGAGGGATTAGCGTGCAGGTGAACGTCATCAACCAGTCTACCGGTGCCACCTTACAGAGTGCCAACGGCTACATGCAGGACGGTAGTGCAGTTGTGGACTTGCTGATCACCGACATGGAAAGAGGCGGCCCGGTATCCTCTCAGATGCAGCAGACATTTGGACTAAGCCGCAAAGCGCAAGCCACTTACTAAACCAAGCCCGCTCCGGCGGGTTTTTTAATGGGTGAACATAATGAAAGTAGCAATCGAAGTTAATGGCGAGGTTATCTGGTACCGCGACAGCGATAAACAGGAGGGGATGGCGTCGGTAGGTTATTTAAGGGACGGCACACAGCAGAAGATCATTGCCGCCCTTGAAGAATCCCTATTTCAGGCAAAAGGTCAGCTAAATTTACCGGATGATATTGATTGAGTACTGGATATTAGCTCGATGGCCGGGAGGAAGGGCCAGCACGACATTCCAGTAGCCAGAGTGAGGAACAGCTATATTAGCGGGAAATTTAGTGTAAAACCCTCCGTAATATGTGCATTGCCGCCCCGAACGATACTTAGAGTAATTGGTATCATCCAGAACCAGTACGTTAATTTGATGAGAGCAATGAACGCTGATGACATCGCCATGATCAGCATGTTCTCTGCTGTGAATGTAAGACATATGACCTCTCTTGCTGTGTGTGAAAAATACACAGTATCAGCGAGACACATTTAATAATATCCTGATAAAAGATCAGTGCCGCAGCCGCGGCATTTTTTATGCCCGGAGGAAACGTGGCAACAGTTCAATACCCTCCGTTCCTGCCGCTTCCCCAGCGCGCCGATCAGAACATGACGCAGGATACAGCCTGGCAGACGACGCAGACGGCAGTCGGTCCATTGATAATCACGCCGATCACTACGGACCTTAAAGCGACATGGACGCTGCAGTGGATATTCACGCTTGCCCAGGCCGAGCGGTTTAAGTCGTGGCTGCGCTCGCCGACGTACTGTGACCGCGGGCGCAACTGGTTTCAGATGCCGATCGACCTGGGTGATACGCAGGGCGTTCAGCAGCAGACTCTGCATTTCGTCGACATGCCGGTGCAGACCAGCAAAAACGGCAACATTGTCACCTGGACCGCAACGGTCATCAGCAACGGTATCGAGGACATTACCGAGGACTATGACGACTGGATTGTTGAGGCTCAGCCTGGCTATGGATACTGGCTGGATTACCTGATCACCGAAGTGATGCCGAGGGCCGACTGATGCCGACATTGAGAGAGTGGAAGGAGCGCCGGCCGGCGAGCGACATCAAACAGACGGTGGAGTTTTATCACCCTGCTTTTGGTTATTACCGGGTGGTAAATAACCTGTTCCGTCCGGCGACGTTTGGCGGAAACTCGTTCGAGCCTGCGCGGTTCAGCGTGACCGAGCCGGCGCAGGACGGAACAGCGGTCATATCCATGACGATCACTTTTGTCGCCGCGACGGAACATGTTCGGCAGACACTGAAAAGCTGGCGCGGGGCCGCCCGCATGACGCCGATAAAGTGCCTGTATCAGCAGTGGAATGCGATCGGTGATGTATCATCCCTGAAAGACTGGACGCTTTACGTGAACGACATTTCCGCCGATGCCAGCAACGTCACCATGACCGCCGGAAAGACTAACCCGCTGACGCTGGCCAATTCCATCATTTACACCACGAAAGACTATCCCGGGCTAATCACCGTATGACACAGAGCGACTTTATCGGGCTTGTTAACGGCAAGCCCTGGGCTAATCGCGCCTGCAGTTTTAAGCAGATGGACTGCTGGGGCCTGGTGGTTCTCTATTACCGGCATGTGCTCGGCCTGGAGCTGCATCACATCGCTGGCTACGAATCTGGCGCGGATTTCATCACCTGCTACGAACAGGAGTGCGCGCACTGGCGGCGTGTACCGGTTGCCGCCATCGGCTGCATCGCGGTTTTTTACCGCGGTGACGTGCCGGCGCATATCGGAGTGATGACCAGCCCGGTGAAATGCCTGCATGCCCGCGGCGAATTTGGGTTCGTGCGCAGCGACAGCCCGCTGGCATTACTGAAAGTTTACAGCAAAGTGGAGTACATGGTGCATGGTTCGATATGAGTTACAGAGGCTGCCAGGCGCGCCGCTGCAGCGGGGAACGGTAGATGCCGGCACCACATTGAAGAGCTTGCTGGATTCTCTTCAGTTGCACCGCGATGTTATCGTGAAGCTGAATGGCCGAGCTCTGCCTGACGATTACGATATCAGCCGGCCACTGCGATCCGGCGACGTCGTGGCTGTGTTCGACCAGCCAGAGGGCGGGGTGGGAAAGCTCATCACCACGATATTGCGTCCGGTCACGAAAATCCTCTCCGGCGCGCTGAAGGTGTTCGGCCTGTCAAATAAGCCCAGCGCGTCAGTATCGGTGGCGACAGGCGAATCCCCCAATAATGACCTGACCGGCCAGACGAACCGCGCGCGACTCTACAAGGGGCGCCCGAACATTTACGGCCAGTGTCGCGTCTTTCCTGACCTGATTCAGGAAGCGCTGTTTGAGTTCGTCGACAATAACAAACAGCTTACGGAGTGGTTCGAAGTCGGTTACGGCCGGTACACCATTTCCTCGATCCGCTACTCGGAATCGAACCTCGGCAGCCTGGCGGGAGCCAGTTCTGCGATTTATAACCCGGGTGACGTGATCGGCACGATTGAAGTCGGCTATCAGTTCGATGACGTCGATAACGAGACAGTCCCCGGCCTGAACGAAAGCCAGGACTTCCCGGCCCAGACCGCGACCACGACGGCGCCGACATCAGTGGCGATAGAGAGTAATCAGCTCAAAGCCATTGTGCTGTCGAACGATGATAACTTTGCCTACTTTGCGGCGCTGGCGGTACCTCATCCCGTGTCATTCGTCATTAACGCTACATGGAACGACGGCGGAACAAGCGTCACACGCAACGTCACCGGTGCCGGGAACATCATCTCCTCAGAGAGCTTTATCGGAGATGACACGCTGTCGTACACGACGTTTTATATCGGCGAACTCTCGGGAGAAATTACGTCTCTGCCGGGCAATGCGGTTATCAACTCGACTCTGTTCACGCTGAATGACCAGACACCCCTTGTTATCGGGCCGTCAGTGTCGCCGATCGTCTCGACGCAGGTCTGGGTGCATGTGTTGGTTCAGCTCGGCGCGACGGCCGGCACAACGCAATACCGGATCAAGTTCTGGCAGGTCGATGACGACAACAATCAGGTGCCTGGTACGTCGGAGCAGCACGATTATTTCTTCGATAACGACTTCCAGGTAACGACCCGGTATTTCCGCACAACGCATAAGTTTGTCCCGGCTGCCGGGGCGGGGCGCTATGCGGTCACCATCGAGCGTCTCGACAACAGCAACGACGCCAACGTAGTGACTCTGATGGCGATCCACGCGGTGAACGTACGCGAAAACGTCGTGTATCCGGAAGACACGATTGCCCGCATCACGATCAAAGGCTCGAACGACAGCAACAGCAACCGCGAGCAGAAGTACAATATGCTGGCGCAGCGGCATACCATCAGCTACGACCGGACAACCGGCGCGGTTGATTACACGCTGCGGCCGAGTCGCTCGTTTGCCGATGCCATCCTTAACGAATGGGTGGTTGTCGGTAAGCAGGACGTGGCCAGTATTGACGTCGCGGCTCTGTATGCCATTGCCGATTCACTGCCGGATGAGGCGCTTGGGTATTTCGATTACACCTTCTCGGATGAGAAACAGCCTCTTGGTGAGCGCATAGCGACGATCGCCAATGTGGCCCGCGTTGACGGAAATAACATCGGCGATGTGCTGACGTTCTGGCGTGATGAGAAAGTGACAAATCCCGATGCGGTTTTTGCGCGCTCAAACATGTTCTGGGACGAGTACAAAGTAGCCTGGCAAATGTCTCTCCCTGGTGGTTACGACGGCGTGGCGCTGGATTACGTTGACCCGCTGACTAACAAGAAGGCGTACATCTACCTGCAGATCGACAGCAGCGGCATCACTGAGGTTGAGGATGCCACTGTTAACGCGATGCAGATCAGCCTGGACGGCTGCCGAAACGCCACCCAGGCAACCGACAGGGCCTGGCTTGAGGCGAGAAAAATTCTCTACTCACGCCTGACCATGACGGTGAAAGTGCTCGAAGAGACCCAGGTTGTTCGCGGCACGGTGGTTCAGTGTCCTGACATGTACGACAACGCTCAGCAAACCGGTTATATCACCGGGCGATCCGGAGACGTATTTGCGACCTCAGAGCGTCTCGACTTTTCTCTCGGCGATATGTGGGTGGTTATGACCGACAGCCTCGGAAATTACCGCGGGCGCTGGCGGGCCTATCCGGTAAGCGGCAAGCCCAAAGCATTTCAGGCTGCAGCCGATACCTTCGATCTGAACATTTATGACCGCGAAAATGTGCAAAACCCCAGCCGTTATTTCATTGCTACCGACTCGGAACTGAACTCCACAATCTGGCGCGTCGATAGCGCAAAACCAAACGGTGACGATACTCAAACCCTCTCACTCACTGAGTATTCAGACTCGATTTATCCGTAACACACAGCAGTAATTACCAACCTTCGCGCACACCATCAGATTCACTTCTGAGGGCTTCGTGCGCCTTTTATAGGGCGACATGCACAATGGCAGAAGTACCGTTACCAACTCCAACCGACAACCCGGTACCCAGCACTGATATCCGGGACGCAGTTTATGCAGGCGCCATGCTGGATAAGGTTGTCACCAGTACAGAGCTGACATACACCGATCGCCTCGGCGGTGAGCACTACACCGTAGATGGAATTAAGGCGGAAGGGGACAAGGTCGTTGAGGAAACTAGGCAGAACCTGATCCCTCTCAGTCGACAGTATATGACGCTGGCGGCGGCGCAGGCGGATATTGCTAATATCCCAGAAGGCAGCGCCACCTATTACCGTAGCCCTGACGACAGCGCTCTTGCGGTTGAGGTGATCAATAACGGCGGTACACTTGAGGAAACCGGAAGGAAAATGCCTTCCACTGAATTGGTTAATGTAAAAGTAAGCGCTGCTTATGAAGACTTAAATGCTAAAATTGGTTCAACAAACGTTTTGCTAAGCGAGATTTTAGCGCTTCCGTTAACTAAGTTTACAAGCATTACTTCCCCGGGTGACACTGTAGTAAATGTCGGCAAAGAATCCGTTTTACTTATTAATTCTCTGTCAGCAGCGGAAACGTCTGATGCTCGCAATCAGAAAAATACGCTGAAGGTAACGGATTTACAAAGTGGTATAACCACTATAGTTGCTGAATTACTCCCGGCTGAATACTTTGCCGATAATGTTCTTAATTCTCCTTATCACTCTGTTCAACTGGCAAAGTTAAGACCAGCAACAGTTTTGTTTGATGCGACCAATTCAGTTGCCAGAGCAATATTTACCAATGTTCCGCTTATCAATACCTACAAATCGATAACTGCTTATGCCGTCATCGACAAGTCTGGTGGTTTTATTTCTGGTAATGCTGGTGCGTATGGTACTGATGGTAACTATTGCACGCTGTACACCAATTCTGACAGCTCAACGTCAATTCAGTTGACGTTCCCGTACTCTGTTATTACCGGGGCTGGATACGACCTTACTGAGGAAGGGATTAAGAATTATTTCTATAATTCATTCAGTGACGTTAATCTTTATTACAGAAGTACCGATGTTTCGGTGGCTAAAACTGCATATATTGCTAAATTAAGCGCTGAGCCTGCTACTATTTCTGTAAATGCTTATCTGACTATTGATGCTGACATTCTTTATTACAACGGAGTATCCAGGCAGGATACTAACAACAATCCGTTTACCCGTTTTATTACGGATGTGGCAAACGACAGCGCGTCTAACTACAGTGGGCCCATAGAGTTAAAGATTAGCTTCCCTGAAGGTATGGTCTTTGGTCAAAACTGCATTAAAGTATCAGACTCTGCTGGAAACGTATTCGACGCTCAGTTCTCTGCGGATGATTTCGTTAACCTTCGGTTTCAGTCAAATGAGGGTTATCACCCTGATGGATCGTTCAAGACAGGCTCGGTGTGGATCGTCGACTCTGTTTCTGCGGGACAAAAGAAATATTATAACATTGATGTTTATGGTTATCGTTATGACGATACAGTGTACACAGACGGACTTGAGTATTACGCCCCCTCTGACGCCCTGAAGCGCTACAACATCAAGGTTGGGAATTTATATTACCGCTTTGGCTTTGCTGGCGGAGCATATGGGCTAACGTCTATTGATGCCGCTGAAAATGATGACACTAACAGAATACGCTGCACTCTTAGCCCGCAGCACCGCTATGTGAACGCAGGCGCTCAGGTTATCGAGTATTTCACTGAAAACGTTACGCTGAAAGTTATCAACAGCGGTCCGCTTTTTACCGAGGTTGAACGCATTGGCTACAATGCTGCCAGCGCTGTTTATGCAGCTGGTATTATTAAGGCTATAACTCGTTACCGTATCTTTAAGAACGGCGTGGTCATTGTGAAAAACATGGTTACCGCCCTTCAGGAAATACCGGTAGGGAAGATGTATGGTGCGACCATTGGGTCAAACATCATATATCAGACCGGGGCGACGCCTGTTTATTCGGGGACAGCCGCAGCAGCGATTACCAATGGAAATACCGCAGGAGGCGGTAAATTCTCTTACGTGCCCACCATTGTAAACGGTGATATTCACAGGGACGGAACCTCTGCGGGCCCAACCAGACCGACGGGCATCACGATGACGAATACCGCGTCAGTATTTACGCTGGGCGTGACCACAGGCTGGCAATATTCATCATTATCGGATTATTCAGTGCTGAACTGGCCAGTTGAGAAAAACTGGACGTGGTCAATTGAGATTTGGCTGAATGCCAATGAAACAGAAACTGACCCACTGGCACTTGCGAAGAAAGTTTATAACCGTCCGGTGGGTTTTGCCCGTGGCGGAGCGCTTCCAAACTTCGCAGTGAAAGAAGCGGAGCGGAAACTGCAGGAGCTGCTCGACGGTGTTGCCGACTTTTGGATGAATGGAGATTCAGCTGGAATTGGCGGCATGGATGCTAACGCCGGTCCATATGACGTAGCAACCCCGTGGGGATATCTTGCGTATCGTGAACTGCAAAAGCCATCACCTAATATTGCGGCAGTATGGGCAAGGTTTAAGCGATGCTGGGATGATAACTGGCGCACTACAAATATCGGGACGCGTTATCTGGAGGGTGTGCTTAACGTCGCTGATTTAGTCACTCCTGTATTCAAGCCGTGTATTTCTGTATACCGTGCGGCTGAGTTTTTGGGGGACACTACAACAACGACAGCGATGCGGCCGTATATTAAGTCCTGGGCTGACGCGATGGTAACAGCAGTCGCAGCAAAAGGAGGTGTGCCGAACACCTATACGCCATCTTCAGTCAGTGCCGCCGTGAATATTAATATTTACGGCATGTTACTTGTCGCGCTGGCAATCCACGCCGGGATGGATACTGATGGTTCGTACCAGTCGTGCTATAACACGGTGATGACGAATCTGACCAATAGCAGCACCGTTGGTCGCTATCTGCCAAGCATGCTGGATTCGATGCCAGTCAGCACCTCTCTGGCAAGAAGTCGGTGGTACAACTACGACATGGACCTGGCACCTGAATACCTCATGATGACGGAGTTACTCGGCGGAACGCCCCTGTTTAACAACGTCAACTATGGACTTCAGGGTTTGTGTGGTGATGGCCGGCTGCGGGGGATTGATTTCATTATTTCCGAAAGCCGGAGGGGTATCATTTCAACGCCAGTTAGTGTGGCATTGACGATGATGCTGGTTCGACGAGTATCTACCGGGAACGCCCTGCTTGCCTGTATTCAGGCATATGAAAAGGATTACCTAACTGATCCGTATTCATCAGGACGTTTCTATGACTTCTCTCCGCGTCTGGCATCTGGCATACCAACGACAATCTCAAGTCATAACAAGGTGATGATTGAGATGATGGCTGGGTATTTTGTGCATCAGATAGCAAAAGGAAGGGTCATAGCTTAGCCAGCCACAACGGCTGTCGTGGTAATTGATAGCCGTAAGCACTATTGATCTGCCACTCACTTAAAACTACTGTATATAAAAACAGTGTTTATCAGAGGGCAGATCATGCTTAGGCAGTCAGACATCGCCGCGGCTTTCCGCGAGTCCATTTTGCGCAGTTCCAAGGGGTTCCAGTACCTTCACACCCGCGACTTCGTTACTGCGCTTCGCCGGCGCGGCATTCACTTTACCGAGGTTGAGGCGAACTCCTGGATATCGCGGGAACAAACGTATTTCGTCGATAAGACGCCTGACCATAGCGAAAACAGGCTGTGGATGATGGCCAACATGGGGAGGGTGATCTAATGGGCTTTCCATCTCCGGCGTCTGACTACGTCGAGCAGCGACTGTCCGTTAACTCGATCTGCAATGTCGGGCCTAACACTCGTGTTTTCGAAAGGGATGGCGGTTATGTTGTGCTGGATATCTCCCTGAAGCCAAAGCAGGGTAGTCAGGTTCTTATCCAGCACGGCGGCGGGACGGAGCTTGCCACGTTGAGAGGTAGGTCTCTGATTACCGAAGACGGCGAAGCGATCGAGGGCGAGGCTCTGGACGATGTTACTGTCGCCGGCGTTGTGACACATATTATTTGTGATGTACGAAGCGATAGCCTGGCTGTTTAA